AAAGTGACTTCATGCCTTCCAGGAAGGATTCGGTCATTTCAGTTTTGAGACCACGCTCAACAGCGAGTTCGTTCTCTTGGAGCCACTCATCAGCGACATACTCCAAGTAAGAGTCAACACGCTCTTGAAGTTCGGTCTTCATTTCTTCAATCTCTTCGTAGAGAGAAGCAGCATACTGCTCTTCAAGAGATTTTTTGATTTCTGAAACTTTGGATTTCAAAGCAGCTTCAAAGATGGTCTTTGCCTTTTCCTTGAATTCTTCAGAGAGTTCTTCGCCACCGAGGAGAGCATTAACGTCAGATTCAACGTCAATCTCTTCTTCAACAACCTCGTTAGTGACCTCTTGGTCCTCTTCGATGGTTGCTTCGGTGTCGATCTCTTCTTCTTCTTTTTTCATGGTAGGCATTGAATCGGCACCTTTGGCACCTTTGTTTACTACATCTCTGACCTGCTTTAATGTGCCGCCTGGTGTTTTCAGTTTGGCACTATCGTCATCAGAACGATAGTTTTCAGGAGTAGGACCACCGAGGTCTTCTACACTACCGAGTTGTGTACCAGGATCTGCCATTTTGGGCATTGGATCGCCCGCTTTGGCACCTGAGTTAACGGCGGTGCGGGACTGTTGTGTCTTTACTTCCATTTCTTGTAAATTTCCACGCGACATTTGAAATAAACCTAATTTGGTATTATCTTTATTTATTTATAATTAGATGTTTTGCAAAAAGTCATTAAAGAGACTTAATTTCTTTTCATCTAATTGTTTTTGATCAACAAGAGTGTTGATCTGAGCGTATGTTTTGGCAGCATACTTCTCACGAAGGATTCCACCATCCCATACCCACTCTTTTCCTTCCATAATTCCCTCAACAAAAGCATCAGGTGCAGAAGGATCGGCAACGATATCAGCAGCAGTTGCTAACATGAAGTCGTCACCAACAACGTTCACTCCTTCTCTTGTGAGTTTGAGTGAACCAATTCCTCTGGAAGAAACACCGAGTCTGACACCCTCTTCTACCAGAGAGGCAGCAATCTTACCCATTGGGGTATTGAGGATTTTTGCCTTACCGATAAAGTTAGAACCACTTTCTCTAAGAGAAACGATCTTATGAGAAACTCTATCAAGGTTTACGGTAGGACCTTCGGGGTGACCGAGTTCGCCAAGAGCACGTCCTTTTTGGATATGATTTTCATTGTATCTTCCAACTTCACGGCGAAGTGTCTCCATAGGATACATACGCCCATTGCGGTTTTTGATGTTTCCTTGCAAGAAAACACCTTCAATATAAAGTTGCTTCTTGCCACCTTTGTTTTCGACAAGAAACTCAACTGATTCGATTTCTTCTGTGATGAGTTTCATTAGGAGATACCGCTTGTTTGAACTTGAATGAGTTGAATGTTTGTTCCTGTTCCACCAGCGAAAGCAGAAACTTTAAGTGAGTTTCTTATTTCGGCACCGCTGAATGTTGCTGTTGATGCACCACTTACAGTATCAGAAGAACTATCATAAGTAATGACGGCGCGAGTAGAAAAATATCCTGGTTGAGAGGAAGCGTTAACTAAAATTCTTTCTACCGCAGCGTGTGAGAAGTTGAGAGAACTTGGAGTGACACCAGTTAATGTAACAGTATCACCAACATTGAAAGTGCAACCAGTTCCTTCTGGAAAATGAAGAGTGGTTGAGGTTCCAGTAGTCAAACCAATAACTGGTTGTGACTTAGGTGTTAGTGAAAGAGTATCAGATGTATTGCTAAGAATTACATAATCCGTATCAGTTGCTGTTGGATCTGTTCCAATAGCAACATTGACATCTTCTGTCCCAACTGCACTAATTCTAAGAGAATCACATCTCACAGAAAATGCTTCGGATGTACTAGTTCCATTTGCACTAGCAAAATATGTACCAGTGCCCACAATTGGATTATGAGCCATTACTCCTCCTCTGATTCGGTTTCGGTTTCAACTTCATCATTACCAAAGAGGGAATTGGCAGCACCTGGTCTCAGACTATCAACTCTTTCTGCTGCTTTTGCATACAGAATTTCTTTGAGTTTGTCAGAAACATCAGATGGAGACTCACCACTCACCATCAAATCCATTAATTCTTCCATGTTCTAGAATGTATTAATACTATATTTATTTATATTTCTCCACCTTCGGGTGCTTCAGTTTTCTTTCCTTGATTTTCAAGGTCTGGTTCCATTACAGGTTGACCTAAATCTGGACCAGTTCCAACTGCCCCTTCTTGTGGCATTCCTGGTTGCATACCATCAACTGACATTGCTGCTTCAAGAGGATCAACGATGATTCCATCCTTGATTTCCTGTTCGATCTTTGCATCCTCTTCCAGAATATCAGCATCAGTTTGGCGAATAATCTTACGGCGGACATAATCCTGTGAGAAGTATTTGCCAACATAAGGTTCTGCAACAGTTGCCAGATTGATTCTATTCTCCATGAGTTCTGCTTCTTTCAATTCAGCAAAGTGATTGTCATAGAGGAAATCAAACTGAATATGCTCCGACATCATTTCCCAATCTTCGGGAGTAACAATGTTTTTCAAAAGCAATTGAGTTCTCAGCATGTCAAGGAACATCGCTGAGAATCTTTTTCTTAAACGACCAACAAACTTACTAAACTTAAGTTCGTCTCTCAAAATCTCAGAAGAACGTCCAAGGTTAAATCCACCATCACCTTCAATGCGAGAGATAGGAACATTCAGTGACTTGTAGAGTTTCTTCTTGAAATACTCAACGTCAGTCAGTTCGCCAAGATTTTGTCCACCAGGAAGAGTTGTAATTTCTGTACCACGACCACCTTCTCTACGTGGTAACCAGAAGTCTTCCATCATGGACATAAACTTCTTATCATCACGGATCTCACCAGTGTTGGCATTGTATACCAACTTATTACGGTAACGTGACATCACATCACGCAGGTATTGCTCTGCTTTGACCTTAGGGAGATTGCCGACATCAATGTAGAAAATGCGACGCTCAGGTGCTCTACTCAAACGGTAGATAACCAGAGAGTCTTCAATCATTCTCAATTGATTGAGTGCTTTAATTGCTTTATGAAGATATGAAAGCGTTGATCCTTTGTTTCTATCTACAAGACCTGAGGTACAATAAGAGATCGAATCCTTTGAAAACTTAACACCCTTCTGATCTTGTGATGCAGCAGGATTTCCAACAGGATAGTTGAGTTTAGGAGTATAAACAAAGTATTCTTCAATTTCTGGGAATGCCATGTCAATAGAATTGACAGATTCTTTTCTTGCGGTTACACCAAGATCTTTTGATGTTTTCTTTGCATGACGCACAAACTTCATCTTTGTTGCGTCAATATAACGAAGTTCTTTGATTCCCTCTTCTGGTTTCTTTAAGTCAATGACTTTATGATAATAAAGTCTTCCATCGATATACCAGTTACGATAGATTTCATGAGACTTTTTATCAAAGTCCAAAAGATCTTTAATAGATTTGAACTCTTCTCTTATAATCTTCTTAATTCCTTCTGAAGCATTGAGATTTGACAGTTCAATTTCAACTGGACTGTCATTAAGGTCGCTTACAATTGCTTCGTTTACAATATCTTCGATGGCACTATCCACTTCTGGATGAAGTGCCATCTCTCTATAACGTCGAATTAATTCGACGTCATTCTTATAAGTTCCTTCAATGTCAACGTATGACCCAAAAAACCCAGACGTAATATAGTGGTCATTCCCGTCCTCGTTTGAAGGAGGAACAGGACTGACCACTGATTTAGATTCTTGTTCAGAATCTTCAATAGAAAAACCGAAAAGTTTTGCCATTATATTGTTGTGACTTGATTATTAACTATTTAGTTAAGTGCGCCAGGACCATTAGCGATTTCAAAGTATTGAACTTGGAATTCAACAGTAAACTCTTCGATCGTGTCACTTGTATCATAAGAAAGGGCAACCTCAGAAATGTTCGTTGGGAAGATATCGTAGAAACGATATGATCTCAATACATTTGCTTTAGTTCCAGCTACTCTGCCAGCACCAGCATCAGGAACAGCAGTAGTTGTTTCGATTTGACCACCAGATCCTTTACCTAACTGGTAGACATAAGCGTCAACCATGTAACTGTTAGGATTAGATGCGCCAGTGTAGTTAGACAGTTTGTTGATACCATTCATCCACTGTTCCATCGCATGACGAATTCTAAAGTCTTCGTCATTGATGATAGTGAGGGTCCATGGATCAAAGGTTCTATCGCCAGCAACTTTCAGAATACGACCTCTGAAAGGAACATCGACAGAAGCAGTGTTGGATGCTGGAAGGTTGGCAGACTTGCACATAAATGTAAGATCCTTCAGCATTTCACCGTCCTTGGTTACATAACCAGGGAACTCAGGAATGGTTACTTCAAATAGATTGGGGCGGGCACCGCCCCCCTTAAGTATAGACTTAAAGTTTGAAATAGTTTTAATTTGAGGGGATTCAGCCATTGTTCGTTACTCTCCGTGGAATCTTCGTAAAAGGGTTATCAAACTCTACCAGCGACTTCCTCAAAGGAGACACCCGTGCGAGTAGCAACGAATGTGAGGGAGACATAGTTGATGGACTTAGCGGGTTTCAGGAAGATGTCCGCCCTAAACTCATTGTTGTCAATGACATCAGGAGTGTTGTTTGTCTCGTCGCAAATGACCAGGAAGTCATAGATACCTCTCTTTGCCTGAACATCGCGGAGATAAGGTTCTACGATGTTAACAAAGTTGGTTCTGGTAATCTCATCATTGAGTTCAAATAATTGCGCTTTAGCAGCACCCTCTAAGGCTT